CGCGTTGTCGAACTCGACTAAACTACGCATTTGATTCGGGTGTCCGTCTTGTACTGATAATTCCAATGGTTCGCCCGCGCTAAAAAACACAATAGCGCGTGGAAAACCTTTTGAATCTAAACCAACACGAATAAACGACACTTGGTCACTGTTAATCAGCAATAATTCTTCTGATTTGGTTTCGATTTCAACAAACATAAATACTCCAGTTAGTTGGCGCGTCCTTGCACCGTGGTTAATAGTTAATCGGCTTTATGTTCGTCGAACAATTCAGTCAGAATATCAACGTGGTAAGTATTAACTTCGCCAAAGATTTCGCTGTGTGCTTTGTTAATTGGATAACCATATTCACGCGATAATTTAGAAGCAATGCGCCCTCCTTTGTTAGCGTCACTGTTACCAAGTTTAAATCCGCGTAATGATGCAAAGCCCGCAACAGTAAAATAATCGGCGGGTGACTTTTCAATTTTTCCAGCAAGTAATTTAACTTCACTTTCTAACGCTGTAGTTCGAGCGTCAATTTCAACAAGTGCTAACGCGGATTGCGCCAAAATTTCAAGATGCGAAAGCGGTTTTGCTTGAGCTTGTTCCAATTCCTGCCACCGTTTAATAACTTTCGAGCGAGCCACAACATCATAACCCGTCAAAACAATCATAGTTGATTCGTAACCAAGCGCAAAACATGGATAAGATTGACCGTTAGAGCCTTCGTAAGTTGTTGATTCGCAAGCAAAGCGCAAATCTGCGCCCTGCATTTGTTCAACAATTACACGGATGTCACGCATAACATCTTTATGTTGCTTTCCTGTTAATTCTGCAATTTCAGTTGAAAGCATTGTTTTTTGTACTGCTGTTAATTCTTTACTCATTTTTAAAGCTCCATTCAATAAAAAACCCGTGCAACGTATCAGCTACCACACTGATAAATTACACGGGTTAAAAGTTTATGCTTTTAGATTTGAATGCTGTGGTAGGAGCTAAATCTAAAAACACGCCGTAATTATAACACGATTTATTTTAGCGTCCAATAACTTGTTGTTGATTCATATTTGCTCAAATCAGCATCTGGAAATAAGTCAGCAATGGCGTTTTTGTAACCAATTGATTTTCGAGTAACGCGAGTTAGTTTGTGTTTGCCGATAGTTGATTCATTTTCGCCACAATCTTCAATGATTTGCTTTAGCATCAAATCCGCCAAATCTTGCGTGGCTTTTATTTCGGCTTTTAGTTTCAAATACTGTTCAACGCGATACGCAGTCATGTCATTTTCAATGGTGTCGTGACGGCTTTTTAAATGCACGGGATTGTTTAATTCTTCGAGAAATTCATCGTAAAACGCTTTAAGTTTTGGCAGTATTTCATTTACATAATCTGCGCTATATGCAATGTGTTCAATTTGATGGTCATTACGATTCCATTGCATAAAATCACAAAACTGCGTTTTAGTCACAAACATTTGAATCTGCACTTGCGCGTAGTAATGTGGCTGTTCATTGATTGATTTAAACTCGCCGCCATTACGCAAACCGTAAGGGCATTTAATTTCTATGATGCCGTTTTTGTTGTGAATAAAACCGTCAGGGCTTGCACCAAGCCATAATTCATGAGTGTGAAAACCTGTAGTTTCAACCATGTTTCCTGTTACCAACTGGTAATCAGTACGAGCAAAATGTTCATTCATGTTTCCATATTCTGTTGCAACGTTGCCAGTGAACTCACTTAACGCGCCGTGCCATTCACGAACCATTGAGCGCATAACGTCAGCGCGTTTGCGAAAGGGTGAAAGTCCTAAAATTGCACCGACATTTGATGCTGTTACACGTCCGATTCTTGCGTTAAACCAATCGTCGCTGCCTTGTTGTAATTCTGTTGTATTTTCCATTGCCATAATTCCTAAAAAGTTAAGTAAAAATGCACAATCCCTGTGCGTGAAAGTCCTATTTCAAATTAAAATGGAATGTCATCGTCGTAAGCAGGTTGTGCCACTGGTGCTGGTTGTGCCACTGGTGCTGCTTGCTGTGAACGTGGCGACACTTTGCTAATCCAGTTGCCGCTTCTATCGTTAAATTCCCACACCATGACTTTAATCAACATCGGTTTGTTAAGTAGTGCAAACAACGCAGCGTCTGTTGGGCGTTCACCACTTGCAACCAATTTACCGCCCGTTGCGTTTTGGTCAATCGCTGCAAACATTTTGATGGCGTTGTCTAACTTTTTGCTATCAGTTTCCATTAGTTGAATCTTTTGGAATACAACACGGTTGGCGTACTGACTCGGCTTTGTTACCTGCCATTTGGCGTTGATATAGCTTTTTCCTTCGTAGGTAGTCCAACCACATTCAACAATCATTGCTTCACACGTTGTATTGTCAGGAATTAAAGACGCGCCGCCTAATTCGACTTCACCTGTACTTTTTACCGCTTCGCCACTGCTTAATTTAAAGAAACTCATTTTTACTCTCCAATGTTGTTAATGTAATTTGATAAAGGATTGATGCCGAATTGCACGGCAATATCGTCCGCGATGCCCATGCGGTTTTTACTGATACTTGATGCTGCGCTGGTGCATTGCAAAATGCGTTCACCACTGGAACGCGCTTTTGATTTCTTGTTATCGTCTGTCATAACAAACGTTTCAAGACGTAAGAAACCAACCAAATCAACGTCATCAACATAATGCGCTACGCTTTGCTTATTCATTTTCAAGCCGAAACGGTTATGTGCTGGCGCGTCTGGCAAGTCGATTGTTTCAATGTCGGCATGACCGATAAACACGATATTCATATTCTTTTTTTCAACCAAAATACCGCAAGCGTTTCTGATACGTTGGTGATAATTGCTTAGAATTTGATAACCCGCGCCATAACCGCCGCCCGCTTTTGCGAGTGCTTTATTGTCGAATTGGTTTGTGCCACTTTTCGAGCTACCTTGCACAATTTCTTCAATAAAAATGCGTTCAGCTTTTGTGATGCTGTCGATTACAAGCGTTTTGTAATCGTGCTGTTCATTGATTAACGCCATTAGTTGTGACGTTGCGTCACTGAATGAATGCGCTACAGGGAACGCGTCAGGGCGGTTTGCGTTTGGAATGGACTGCATACCATCTTCAAAACGAATAAAGATAGGTTTTGGAAATGTCGCCGCAAGGTTTGTTTTGCCAATACCTGCGCCGCCATAAATTGTGAACAGTTTGAACTTGTCAACTGGTTTTGTGATTGTGTTTAACATGATTAAGCTCCAAAAACTGACATTTGAAACGCTTTTGCCGCGTTAGGATTTGAAAAGTAGCGGTTTGAAAAATCGCGGTATTTTCTTACTGAGTGTTGTGCGTAAGCCAAAACAGTTTCAACATCTTTTGAATCTTGCATTTTGTCTTGTTGCATTGAATTCGCAACGCTTTGAGCAAACATTAAAACATCTGCTGGTGATACGCCCATTGATTGGGCTAAATCTAAAATATCTTGTGAATACATTTTTGAATCTCCGATTGGTTAAGTTGTGCAGCTCACTGGCTACGGTTAAAAATTATACGCTCAAAAATAGAAAAGTACATAATTATTTTTAGATTTTAAAAATATATTTTTATTTTCTAAAAATTACTATATTATGCGCCTACCAAAATTAACTAAGGAGATTTGGATATGTTGACACTAGAACAGATAAAAGAGCGCATGAAACCAATGAATTTAATCGCCGTGAGTAATATGACAGGCATTAAATACAATCGCTTATGGATGACGTTGAATGGCAGAAAACGCAATGTTAATTATGAAGACGTAGTGAAGTTGTCTGATTATTTGGAGTCATTATGATTGCAGCGGGGCTTTACGATGCAATGCTTGATGCTGGTTTTAATCCGCCTGATTCAACAAGTGGCGAAATAACACGTTTCAGCACCAACGGTAAAACACACAACAAAGATGGATGGTTGGTTGTGTTTGATGACAGTGGTGCGTGTTTTGGGTGTTGGCGTGAAGGTACTCGCTTTACTTGGAGCGACAAATCAAAGTTTGAATCAATGTCCAGTGAAGAGCGCGATGCTTTCGAGTTTAAACGTAGAATGGCAATGCAACAATCTGAATTTGAGCGCGAACAACGTCAAAACTTTGCGGCTAGTGAATCACTAGAAGAATGGCAAAACGCTCCACCTTGCACCGCTCACGCATATTTAGATTATAAATCTGTTGCG